AACTGCTGGAGTGTTTGAAGTAGCTGAACCAGCATCTACCAACATCACAGTGTCACCAATTCTTAGATTAGTTCCATCTGTCACGTTAGCATCACCAGTTCCTGAACCAACTGCGATATTACCAAGTGTATTAGGTAATAACAATTCTTGGTTCATTTCCTTGATATGATCAAGTTGTGCGTTTTCGTTTTCCAACGCCAAAACATCACCAACACCACCTTCTAATTGGGCAGTGTACATAGCTTTCACAGAAGCACCGAATGAAGTTGATACAATCTTAGGCAAGCTAGAGATTGTTTCTAGGTTAGAAACATCGATGTCTGGTAGACTACCAGTCTCTGTAATAGGTCGAGACCTTTGTGTACCTCTATCTGTTCTTACCCTCCAACCAACGGTGTTACCGAAAACAGTTCTTGGGATTGCGTTGAAAAATCGAGTTTGGTTGTTTAATGACTGCCAAACTTTTCTACCAAAAGTAGAAGTAAACACGTTATCCGCTGATGTGGTCGTATAGATCGCATCTGCAGTTCCAGTGTTCGCAGCATTAAACGCCTTTGTAAGGTACTCAGGACCGAATACGGACTGGTTTAGTCCCCTATTCGATTGAGCAATATATTCACTTAATGAAGGCATATTTTTGTCTCCCGATTATTCGTGGTTTATAAAAAGTTTAAAGGTTCGCTATTTCGTCAGGCAAGCCTTCAAGTTGTCCTCGTCTTTTGAACTCTTGCATTTTGCGTAGTTCTTTGTAAGACAAGTTTGTTAATTGATCGACTACATCGTTTACAGTCTGAGCTTTCTTAATTGGAGTTTCATCAGCTCCAAATACGTTAGTCAACTGTGGTCTCTGTAATCCATTCTCTTCCTTGAATCCCATTTTTCGTAGTCTTGTCTCGGATTCTTCTTTTACAGCCTTAGATATATCTAAAGATGCAATTTGTTTCTGTAATGAAACTAATTGTTTCTGTAATTTCTGTACATCATCATCATCTTCGTCTTCTTCATCACCATTCATTGCTTTTTCTTCTTCTTCGTCTTTAGGGAATCTGTCTTCTTCATCCCCATTTTCGTCATAATTTGCTTTATTGAGTTTCCCCATGTAAGCTTTTTCCTCATCTTCTTCTTCGTCATCATTATCTTCTGCTTGTATAGAAGCCTGTTGGTCTTCTATTTTAGTCGAAGGAGTTATGGTCTCAGAAGTGTCATCTGACTCACCTATATAATTAGGTGTAGCAGTTGCTCCTTTGGTTGGATCTCCACCGCCTACGGTTTTCACCTTTTCGCCGTCTACATCCATACCTTGATCTGCGAGTTCTATTAGTACTGACTTAGCAATATTCTTTACCAAGCTAGCGTGCTTAAAAGCTTCATTTTCTTGTTGAGCTTTTGCTATAGCATACTCATCTTCTGCGTCCATTCTTCCATCCATTTTCTGAAGCACTTCTGCAAGAGCCGCCAAACCTAATGACGTACCTTCCATGTGCTTTTCAATCCTGTTTAGAATTTCATCAGCCATTTATAGCCTCCTTGTTTAAGGTTTAATTTATAAAAAATTACTTATGTTTAACCTTAAATAAGGTTGGTCTAAGCCACCTCCGACCTTTTTACAATTAAGTATAAAACATTATAATTTTATAGTCACTTTTATTATACTAATTTAAGTATAAATATAAAAAAATATAGGTATTATTCAACGAAATCAGTATCAATTTCCCCGTTTTCTAACCTTAACATCTCATTTCTAAAGTCATATAAGGGAACTTGTAGTAATTTTTTGAGTTTTTCGCATTGTTTTCCCTCTGGTATAGATGCTTCAACTAAATCTAATATTTTTCCCACCATTCTAGAATGTCTTGCGATGATCCATTCTTGAGATTGTGATACTTCTAAATCTGACATTTTGCTCTCCTCTGTCTATATATTAACGTAGTACCCTTGACTACCTATATTTGCGTTAGTTATTAAAAGATTATATTGTCCACTAAATACATCTTCTATTGCTTGCTTTATAAAAAATCTTCCCTCAACAGGATATCCTTGTACTGCATGTACAGTTCCTGTTCTTGGATTTTTCCTATTATAACTATTAACATACCCACCTTCTTCAACTAATTGGACATAAGGGGCAGAATCATTAATATTATACGAGATTGTATAATCTCCTTCTGTTGGATTAGCACTTGTAATAGATCCTGAATTTCTTAAATTACCAGTAACCACTGGGCAATTTTCTTGAGACTTAGTAAATATCTCTTGAACTGTCGCTTGGATAGCAGTTATCACAGCTTGTCTATATCGTTGTAGTACAATAGGATGCATACTCTATTATACTAAATTGAACTTAATTAGTTAAAAGTTTTTGACCAAACGTCAGGTAATATATCGTTAAATTGTTTATTAGAATTATCATATCTATTTAAATAGATAATTTCTTTTCCGATTTCCCCATATTTTGGATGGTAATATAGCACTAGTTGTCTTGGTTTATTGATAGCTTGGACTCGTTGCATAGCAAATTCATCTCCACCTTTCATACAACCACAGATGTGAACTGCTCCTGTTCCAATATCTATTTCATCTATTCTATGAAAATGACCTATCAATGCAGATTCAAATCGTTCAGGTACTCCGTCAAGAATATTATCCTGTAGCTGTATAACTTCATCTTTCAATCCCTTTTGGAATGCCATAACATTTCGCATGTTACTAACACCTCTATTGATTGCAGTACCACTTCCAGCTCCATTGATGAAATCTCCATGTGCTAGCAATATATCTCTGTTACATACATTAACTGTAGTCATAAATGATTTAGGAATATGGAATTCTATATTTTTCTGTTCAGCACAGAATACAGATATCCATTGATATAACATGTAATCCCAATCCATATATTTGTTTTTCATAGGAGGTTTTCTAGTCATACGACCATGGTTACCTACTACACAAGGTACACGTACTTTATCAAAATGTGGGGCAATTAACATTAATGCTTGAGCAATAAGATTAGCTCCTCGTATCATTTGTCCCATACAATGATCATTATTGGTTCTAGCAAGCTCTTCATGGATATCTCCACTAATCATATCTCCTAACATAGGAATTACAAGCTCTCCAACTTCTGCGGAATTACGTCTAAGTTCTGCTAAAGTAATTAATTGATTTGCCCAACCAAATAATCTTCTATTAAATATATCTATGTTATAAGCATTCAAACCCATCATCTGATCAGCTTCTACATTATCTCCAACGTGAGTATCAGTAAGTGGGGCAATCATAGACTGAACACTATTACCTTTTATTTTTCCGGAGGGTTTTCGATGTTTATATTTTTTAACTTCTTTATAAGAGGGAGTGAATTTTTTAATTGAATCTATAAGTAAATCTTCTTTAGCTTCTTTTTTGATAGAAGCTTCTGCAACTTTCTTCCAATATCTAGCTTCACCTTTGTAAGTTTCAACTTTTTTTGCTAGTTTTGCATGAACTTCAGGAGAAAAATCTGCTTCCATTTCTTCCATGTCACATGATTGTTCTTCATCTATAAGGTCTACTTCTCTATCATACCATTTCTGTAATGTGGTTCTGTGTACTTCTATACCCCATCTATCTTTTACCCATCGTGAAAGGGAACTCCATGTTGCTCCTGCCATTTTTCTTTTTACTATCTCTTCTTTTGCTTCTTCTGGTATGACGAATGTTGTCATTATACTCTCCTGTGCTAATATTAATCTTTAGGAATCCTCCTATTAGGTGGGTTCCTATGCCCGTTTGGGTCTGGTCTGGGGCTTCTTTTAGTCCCATACTGTTTTTCTACTATTGGAGGGTTTTCCCTCCTACCTTCTATAGATTTTTTATAATGATTTAAAAAAGGCATATTAATTAGTTTATCATCTTTTTTGGTTTTTGACCAGTCTGTTTCCATTTTTTCCACAGACTCATCGTTTGGTTTTACAAATACATTATATTTTTCAGGGTTTTTTCTAAAATCTATTTGAGTTTTTTTAAAATCATTTACAATTTGTTCTGTTAACCAATCATAAGCTTCTAATTGATTGTCAAATTCTTCTTGAGTTTGATCAGCATACTGCTCAACATATTTTGGAGAATCATCATCTAGTTCTTTTCGCACATCATTAATTAAATCTACTACATAATCACTTAATTGTGCAGTTTTTTTAAGACCGAAAGCTCTATCTTCTGCATTTTTTTCTCTAGCTTCCATCCATGATTCCATATCTCTTTCTTCTAAAGATGTTTTTACATTATGATCAGGAGTTAATCCTCCTGTTCTGCCCTTATCATATTTAGGGGTAGGATCTGATTTAGTAAGATCAAATAAATGTAGTGTCTTTTCTTCAGTATCTTTTAACCACTTATCTAATTTATCTGGACCACTAGCTTTCTTTTTATTTTTCTTATTTTCTTCTACTTCATTCTTTTTACTTTTATTCTTTTTAGTATTAGTACCACTATAAGTGTTAGTAAATATACCCGGATCAGATGCTACTGCTACAATATCACTAGCTCCTGACTCAGCTCCTCCAAAATCTTTATATAACTTTTCTACTTTAGAATCTTTATCGTCTGCAGCTAACAAATGACCTAATCTAGCTTTTAAATGTGCTAGAGCTGATTTACTTTTTTTAGAATCCACAGCTTTATCAGCTTCTTTTTTATGATGATCAGCTGCTCTACGATGATAAGTAGCTCCTGTTTTTTTAGGATGATGTATGGCTTTTACACCATTGTCATAATAATAAACTGTCGCACCATCAGGTCTTACTTCTCTATGATTATAGGAATGATCTTCGTATTCACCGGGTTCGTTTGGAGATTTAGGGGAAGCAGTTTTAGGTACATTTTTATACGAGGCATCTTTAGGATTAAATTTAGGCATTAGTCATCCTCATCTTCTGATACGTCTACTGCTTTACGCTTTGATGTACCATCTCCTGTTTCTGCTGTGTAAGCATCACTAAGTGGTTTCTTTCCTCCTACATCAGAAAATACTGGATTACCGAAGTATGCCTTTTCAATTTTATCTATACCAGTTCCTGTAAGATTACCTACATATTCTTCTCCATTATTAGCAAACCATATT